CGGTAAATTTATACTTGTACACACCGCCGACACTAACCCCAAATATGGCTTCCAGTGCATCAAGATTTGCATTCGAAACAGGAGGCTTTATTGTAAATGTACTTGCAGTGCCCTCGCCGGGGCCGGCATACACAATAACATTTCCAGCACCCGTACTTGCTGCAACTCTGCCCACTGCTGCATTAATCGCATTTATAATTTCTGCACGAGTGGTCGCCTCCGGAGTTGCGCCACGACAATCTATCTCCTGAAACGAGCCATCTTCACCATCCGCGATATTCAATAGATATACTTCACTGAGATCGATTGTTCCTGGTATCGCAACTGTCCCGGTCAATTCTCCCTGCGTAGCTGCTGTTGGTGTAGTACTGTTTGTTTTTTTCTGAACCGCGAGATAATATTTGATATCTCGCATAATTTCTTCGTTTGTTATTATAACTGATCCACCGCCGGTCCCGGTTGCAACAGTTCCGATCTGAGCATAATCCGTCTTGTCTGATACAAGTTTTATCTGAGCTTCAATGATATCTACTCTCGGTGATCCACTTGCCGCATCAAGTGTTATAGTTTGATCGGATATTTGAATAACTGGAGCTACATCGATTGTTCTTTGCAGGCAGCAACCGGATGGAACATTTACCGTCATTCCAGATGAAGGCTCAACTCTAAGGCCGTCACCTATAACAAGAGCTTTACCAGAATCGAACAGGCTTATTTTAGAATTTATGCCGAGATTTCTATGCAGAAGATCACTGATTCTTTTAAGTACTTCATCGTATTCAATCTGTTGTCCCGCAATCATATTTACAGTTCTGATATCTTTCATGGAATTGATCCCCTGGTTTACGAATAATTTATTTGCAGTATAACGCTAATACCTGATGCAATGATATTGTTAATTATATTTTGCACAGTATATATATCACTTGATAAAGTATCATATAGAATTATTTTTATTGTAAAGAATGCGGACGTGTAATCTTCTGCAATAGCAGGAAGCACGTGAACATATAAACCATTATGTAACACCTTGTCTTTGACGTATATATTCGCGTATGAGAAATCAGCGAAGGCGTTATCCGTGCTCACATTTGTTATTTCAGGTTCTTGACTTGAATACGGACGAAGCGCGTAAATTATAGTGGCGCGACTTACCTTGTGCTGAAAAATAATTGCGATTGTTCTGGATACCCATTGCTGCACAGATTCATCTTCCAACTGAAGACTACTGAAAAACTCTTCAAGTTGATATTTCAGAAATTCAGCAGATGCCTGGTCTATGTATATTTGTTTTATGAGATCAATACTTAATCTTCGAAGGTATTCAATTTGCGAAGCAATTACTCCGATATCAATATCGGTAGGACTTGTAATCGATTCCGGATTTACTCCGTCCTCGTCGCATATCAGTGCTTTGTAGATGGGATCATCGTGCACGTTAAAAAGTGCAGATAAATTATTATTTATTCTTTCCTGAATCATTATTCTATATACTCGACGCTATTGCCGCAGTTACCGTTACTGTCCCGCCGGTTCCTGATCCAGTTTTTGCAAATTCACCGTCATCAATAACAATGTCACTAACCGGTGCAGTTACAATTATTTTGTAAACTGCGGCATTCGAATTTTTGCCTACACGAATAATTTCATCTGTAAGAACATTTTGGCCGAGTTGCCGTGTATTTACGTATTGCTCAATAGCTGTCTGGACCGCTATTTTAATTTCTTCAAGATCTACAATTACTGACGGCAGGCGATACACTGTAACTCCAATATTTACCGGTACGAGTATGGGGGCTACTATATTATATCCGATACCTTCCGCGTTTTTACCAGGGTAATTAATTATGTCATCAGGATCTCCATATAATACTTTCTCAACCGCAGCGAGTAAATCAGCACTAATAATTCCGCTTCCATCGTCTACAACAATTGTATTTGTTCCTTTGAATGGATATGCTGATCTAATGCCTGCTGATCGTACTCCTGTAATTCCCTTTATTGCGGATGTAATTCCTGCTCCGGTTCCAGCATTAAGCGCGTTTACCGTTTCCGAGAATCTTGTTTTTCGCTGTGTATCCGATTCCGCAGCGGAGCCTCCGCTGAACGCGCTATCATTAATTACATTTTCAATTCCCTCAATCTGCGAATTTATGTATCCCTTTCCATTTGCGGTATCGATTGCATTGACTGCTATATTCCCACCAATTCCAGTTACTCCGAATTGAGATAATACCGCGACACCGGACTCTCCGGCAGCAATTATACCTGCAAGGGTACTTACTACCTGCATTCCATTTATAGTTACGGAATATCCCGCGCTTACGGTAATTGCCGAAGCCGTTGCAAGCATCAAATCAAGCCCGTCGGTATTTATGTAGTTAGTTGCACCAACCACCTGTTTCGATGTATATTGATACAGTAAATTTGAATCAACGTCTGATACAAGTGTAGCCTCCCAATTTGAAAGCAAGTTTATAGCATCAACAAGATCACTCGTTTTAGGATACGTTGCATAGTCCAGGCTGAAAGCGTCTGCGGGTGCTCCGGTAACGGCACTGCTTATAATTAACGACGTTGAAGTTATTAATGCGGATGACCCCGATCCAGTGTACTTTATCCATAACGCAGGTTTTCGATAAGGACGAAGATATCCAATCGCGGCAACTGCATCAAGTTTGCCGAAACCAAATCCCTGATAAAGAGCAACTGGAATAGCTTTATAAAGTGCTTCTTTAAAGCTCATTTGAATAGCTGATATAATTTCTGAATTGGACTCTATCAGTGCTTTTATTTTTGCGCCTTCGTTGAAATCGACAAGACCAACTCCTTTCGATAAAAGATATAATCTGTATATTTCAATAAGCTGATCAGCCGTAAATATTTTTAATATATCTGCCATTATATTGTAATCTCCCTGTGCTCTTCAGTCCCGATAAAATATATACTGGAATGAGTAACTATTTTTTCACCTACAAATTCCAATTTACTTAGGTCCATCTTCACGGACTCGACTCTTGGATCGGATTGAATTTGATCTACAAGATCTGATATATACCGGTCAATTTTAACCATTAAGGGGGCCGCCCCATCATCAATTGGAATTACTCCCCAATTAGGGTTGAATACATTTAAACTTCCCCTTGTGTTTTGCACTCTTCGTTCAATGCTGGAATATACATTCTCTATTCCTGATAATCCCAATAGATCACCTGTTGCGGATAACATTAATTTGTTTTCTATGTCACTGGCGAGGTCTGTTCCGTAAAGAAATTTAGAAATATCAGATGGATCACTTTCGTACACGAGATTGTCTTCACCACGGCTTGCCGTTGATATATCCAGAGGTATTTTTATCTGCTGACCCACAAGTGTACCGTCAATGAAATCATTTTCATCAATGTCATTTATTTTCAATATGCTTATAAATTTTTCACCGTCTTTTAATTCTCTCGCAGCAATTAGTCTCGAAGTGTCACCCGCCATTACCGTGTAATAGTAAAAAGTCGTAGATCCTTCAACCATATTTTCATTTCCGCTGTCGAATTGATCCGTAGTCAAGGTGTAATCGTCAGCGTTTGCGTAGTAACGAATTTCTTCCTGGCGAACTACTGAATTTAAGATTCCGTGAATAGATTCCGCATATAATTTTATATATTGTAATGTGTTATAGAATGAAATTAAATCTATGTTTAGAATTTCATCCAGCGTAATCGTTCCAGCGTCATATTGTGTCTGCTGTTCCGATGACAAGAATGTTGCGATAAAACTATTCCTCGCGTTTTCAAGAGTTTTTAATAATTTTGAAATCAAAGTCGGCAATAAATATAAAGCAGTTGACTGACCAGCTTGAATTGATTCATTTTCCGTAGCTATATCTGCAATGATATCGTCGATATCAACCGATGCAGATACGAAATTTGCATTGTATCCAATTTCTGCCTGAATATTAGAAAATGATTCCGTGAAATTCAATTGCTGTAATGCTGAATTTGTAATATCAATTTGCTCATTCGTGGGCTTCTTTGTCTGCGTAACTTTTACCGAACTTCGGCGTGTATCGGGGCTGTAACATTCAAGGTTGATGATATATTCTGTTGCTATGTGCTTTGCGGAATCCATGCTGGAGCTGAAACTTTCAACTCGGCAATACCAGTGATCATCCATGTCGTAGTCATGTACGACAACTTTTACTTCATCATATAATGCACCAACTTTGTTTTTGAGATTTTTTGAAATTTTTCGATAGAGTGCGTTTATTCCAGGACTTAATCCCATAACGCTTGTGGGTACGGTCATCCTTGCATTCTTTGTCATCGTGTAATCACGATAGCGAATCAGCATCCAACGCAATTTAAAAAACTCGTTTAGTCCGTCAATTGTATTCGACAGTCCTGAACTATCACGCGCAACTGGATTATCTGGACTCCCGACATACGGGAAGAACAATTCACCGCTGATAGTCATTGGTTTGGTCCCGTTACCAGCATCCATTACATAGTTCCCACTGAGAGTTGCCTGCGTGGATGAGCGCGTTGGTTCAGACATATCCTTTTTTTTGGGCGGGACCATGAAAAATATCTCGGAAATCGTGTTGCGGTTCCGATCTACGAATTCAAAGGAATACAATCCGGTGAATTCAAATTTTCCATAGAGTTGGTTTATCAGATTTGGCAGTGACAAATTATATAGTCCTTATTTTGTCATGCCGTATAGGATGATGGCTTATTGTGATAAAAATAGCTTAAATGAGTATTTTTGTCAACGATTAAAAATTTTCACTTTTTTTTAAAAAATAATAAAAAATAATTGACAAAGACAAGATAATTTAGTACTGTCTTATTATCTTATGGAAAAGGAGATAGGAAATGAACGAAAAACAGTTTACGATGGACAACACAGAAGGTTACGGGCAGGCCGAGTTAGATCAGATGAATGAGGAATTCGCAGAGCTGATGCAGGGAGTGGATGAAAACGACTGGAATTATGCGGACATTGTAAAAAACATGGCAGACAGAGTCGGTAATAGGCACTAACGCAGAGTGACGGCCCTCCGGGGCCGGTAATGCACACCCCCGGTCACAAGTCCGGGGAAAAAAGGAGGAAACAATTATGTATAGTCCAAACCTAACAGCAAAAGAAATGGAAGATCGGCACGCAAAAAACGAACTTGGAGATCTTTTAATGCTAATGAATCATCTGAAAAATTATCTAATGCATGTCGATGAAAAAGAATTAACAAAAAAAAATTGCTTAAGACATGCTGGAT